GTTATTTAATTTCATTCTCCTTCCTTTACCCGACAAGTCCTGCAAGTAAGCAGACTCCTTCAATGTTTCGTTGGTCGCACCTTGCTTCTTTACGTCATAGTAGAAAACGATATGCTCCCTTATCCATTGAGGGATAGGGGAAGGCTTGGAAGCACCGCCGCCCGAACGGATTTCGCCAATGTGATTCAGTGCGATTGTATTCAACCGCACCGAATTTAAAGATATTGTGTTAACCTTCATAATCACTCCAAAATTAATGCCTTGACAGGCTTAACATTGCACTGAATCTTGATATGCTGCTCACCAATGACACCTTCGATGTTCTTCTGCCAAACCGACCCGACACCGTAATCGACTTCAAACGCCACCCAACTCTCACCGTCCAAACTCTGATACAATACCACCTTGGACGGATGTGTATCGAATACCAATTGCAAACCAAATGTAGACGCAGCAGGCTGAAACTTATATTCCTGATTGGAGCCGGATGCTGCAAAATTGCCGGTTATATCCTTTAATGCCATAATTGTAGATTTAATTGTTAAACGATTTCAATTGTAATACTTTCGCCTCTTCTCTGCGCATCCTCTATCAGCACATTGAGCTTATCGGATGTATATCGGGATTCGGTCAATCGCCCGACTTCCGTATTCCTTCCGACAAGTATGCAGCCGGCAGAATCATCGGCAGTATTCCCCGGATGTATCAAGATTCCTTCAAAGGCAGGGACGTTAAGCAATCGTGGCAGGTTCCTGCCAAACTTGGGAGACCAATTATATACCACCTTATATTCTCCGTAAGGGATGGCGGTTTTGCCATATACCTTCTTTTCATTGCTCAAATCGCGGACGGTGTCTTCCAGCGTGTTGCAGAAAAACTTTCCGTCTACGAACAGTCTGCCCACCGTATAAGCGGGTTTCTTCCATAATCTTTCTACTCTTAATTTCATATTATATATTTTTTATATTTAAATAATTTATGTATGTTTGCGACAGTATTTAATTATACTGCTTTTCATAAAAGGTATGACGATAACTATGCCGGTATAGCGATACCGGCTTTTTTATTCCTTCTTTTCCTCCTTCTTTGATTCAAACAATATCTGTGCAGCCAATTTTGCGATATCTTCCTTGTTTTCAATTATCACACTCATTGTCTTTTCAGCTTTCCTCAATTCCGCCTTTTCCCATGATTTTTCCCTTACTGAAATAAATTCGCAGAATATACAATAGACCGTCCAAATCATGGAAAAGACAGGGAAAGGGATAACGACACAGCATAGTAAGTCGATGAAGCACAACTCCAAGAACGGTGTGAAGTACTTCTTTGCCTTGACAGCCGTTTTCTTGTAACCTGTCGATGTCCTTGCCTCACCGCGCTGTTTGGCTTTCATCACTCCGGTCAACAGGTCTATAAACATAGCCCCAATAGTGACAGCGATACATAAGGCAATCAGCACGATGTGTGTCATCATGTGTTGTTGGATAAAGTTGTAAATTACATCTTTCATTTTGTCTGTTTTTAAGATTAATACTATATTTGCATGTGTTTTTCATAACCCAACAGACCTGGCGAGGTTTGCATAAGTTTTTCCCTGCTGTCCGAAAAGGCATGCAGGGATTTTTTTACATTATAAACATTCTGCCAATATGGATATATAAGTGCTTACAAATGCAGCTATCTCAATCCAAAACATCGGCTTATCAAATCTATATATCATATATCCGGCCACGATGAAACAAAAAAGCGGGATATACCAAAATCCTACAATGCAAGTCCATAGCATGGCAGATAATCCACATACGACAGTAGCGGTATAATGTATCTTGCCATCTAATTCCAATCTGAAACAAGGAGCTGCCCCTACAAACATCAAACCTCCACATGATAGGAAAGTGAGGAATTGAATCTGTTCGGGTGAGCAGTCCAACCACGCCGGAAGCAATGACATCGACGGAACAATCATGGCAAATTGAAACAGCCATTTAGGATAATTACGCTTCTCCAACTGATAGTAAGTGTCGGAGACAGAGTAAGAACCAAAGAAATAATAGTCAGTGTCATAATATTATAAATTTAAATTAGTAATTGATAGCCACATATTTTCTCTCATTCATACTATATGTCATATCAGCACCTATTTTTACCATCTTTATTTTTTTATTGACAGTATCAATTGCTATAATATTGAATGAATCCTCTGTTTTCGTTCCGTTGATACGTGGAGTATCCGATTCAAAGGCTGCCGCCAAATCAGTCGTTCCCGATGCCACAGCTATTACGGGTATCCCATTCAGGTGCCCGAATGTATCACAATGCTGGTGACCAACGAATGCGCCAACCAATGTCCCATTGTATGTGGCGAAATCTATGTCAACTGTCACACTTCCTAATACGGATTGCCAATTATCAACAGTATATGTATAAGTTTTATTAATTGCAGTCTTGTTCTTGTAAGCAGTAAGGATATCCAAAACGACATCGCCTGACTGCCCATTGGGAAATGTGTAATCAAAAGTTTTACCATACCAATATTCGGTTGTAAATGGATTTTCTTCAAATCTGACCAAGGTGTTAAAATAATGTGTCACGATAACTACATGCCATTCATTTTCAACTTTTAACGCACTGAGTAAAAAGTTTACTTGTTCCTGAGAACAGCAAGTCTTATAGTAATCTGCTCCATTATTGCTGGACTTAACGGAATCGGATGGTATCTCGCAAGCGTTAAGTACAATTACCCGAACCTTATATTCCGAAAAATCCCGATAAAAATAAGTTTTACCGGACTGAATTACAATTCCGTTTTTTTTAACATAAGGCTTGTAAAACCGGTCATATAACTGAGAAATCGTTGGTAAAGAGTTGGCATTTGACTGATCATGATTGCCCAGAGCAATAAGAAAAGGTTTCTTAAAATCCTCCTGTAAACGGTTGAACCAATTATAATCACTTAATACACTCTTATTGACAATATCCCCTCCATGGATGGCGCAATCAATGCAGCCAAACCTTTGGCTGTATCGCAAAAAACGGCTAACAGCCGAATCATGCCCATGGGTATCTGCTATGAATGCAAATTCGAAAAAATTTACCTGAGAAGTGTCGTTATCGAATCTATCCCCATTATAATTATAATATATGGATGCAGCGATTACGGCAGATTCCTTATCCTTGTTATTTATAATCACATCATTACTGCCGGTTAATGTACCTTCTTCAAATGATAGCTCAATAATGGATGGTCCTAACTCCCAAGGTGGCATTTCTTCATTGCCATCATTGCGGCGTAAGGATATACGGATATAATGCACATTTGGCTCTCTCCGGTAAACACCTTCCGATGTATCGTCAAGCACAGTCCCGACTACCGTACCGGAAGAAGTGTACCCCATCAGGTATGCCTTGAAACGAGAATCCGTTTTCAGCCTCACAATACTATAATTGCTGATATCTATCATATCCTTAGTTACCAATCGAATACTACTCGGAGTACTGACAGAACCGTCCGATTGAAGTGTACCTCTGACCCACTTGTCGTTAGGAAGATATACCGAATCATTCATATTCACAGACTTATAAGGTGCTGCCGGAGAATATCTCTGTCCGTCTTGATATATCGTCATTCCGGTTAATGGTATATCTGATTCGGAAAAGTCTTCTTCCGTGCCGGACGCCCCTTCATACGACATAGAGAAACCAACTTTAGCGAAATCATCGGGGGATATAGCACCATCATCGGTTCGCCTGAATGCTATCCTAAAAAAATTTACGCTCCACCAATCAGTAATATTTTTGTCGGACCAACCATAATCATTGACCAATTGTCCATTTTCACCATATCCTATCAAAGAATAATTATACCCGGGATTTATACGTAAGGTATAATTTTTCTTAGGCTCTATCCGAATCATATTCTTCGTTATAATTCTAGTATCAGAAGAGGTTAGATTGCCTGACATATCAGTAGAGCCATTAATGATTTCACCCAAATCCATTTCTACCAGCGCATATTGTGAGGATGTCTTTTTCAAGGATACGGCAAAATCTGTAATTTTAGCAGGGATGGTTACAGTATTTGTGCCACTCATCCAATCTGTTATATCTTCATATTTTACCGAAGCATCAATTCCGCCGATAAAGTACTGATATCCGTCATTGCATCTGAACTGATAGGTCCGATTCCCTTCGATAGAAATGAATTGTGATGATAGCCTGTTTTTTGCTGACGGGTTAATAGAAGTTCCGGAGCCAATACTACCTATGGATAAAGATATTGGGACATTAAACCAACCTGAGTCCCCCGCCAATTTTTCCCCAATCTGATTAATTTTTTCCGAACTGCTTTCCAGTCCGGCAAGGTCTGTTTTTTTTGCATATCCGGCTAAATCAACATTACCTCCACCGCCTGTCTTCCCGGTATCCATCCACGAACCGGCTGTTTCACAACGGTATATCTTCCCAGGGATAGAATCACCAACCACCGCCCAATCTCCGGGGGATGGATTTGGGTACTTGGACTTCAATTCCTCAACAGTTGGGAATAGCCCTTTATTTTTTGTCGCCGACAGACTCACACTATCTATGGCGGTAGAGATTTTGCTGAAATTCTCATTCAAACGAGCAGCTATATCCCGAAATTTTCCCGAATTCAGTATCGTATTTAAATTCATATATTATTTTTTTACTCTTAACACTCCACTTATGATTGAATCACCAATAGGGATTGATGTCATATATACACCTCCCGTTTCCACGCTGTCCTCAGAAGTAGGCCAATTACTTGAAAAAAGGTCAGATATATAATGTCTGGATGATATATCGGAATAAACCGCTTTCATTCCAACCCTCATTACCTCACCATTCCCACCTATAACCGTTACGTTCTCAGGTGCAATAAGGATGTCTGTTTTTTCAACCTTATTCTCAATTCTAATTCGTTCCGGATATACTGTGGTTTTCAGTAATTCTTCATTATTGCTGCTGTATTTTTTTAAAATAATATCTCCATATTCATAACCTTCTTCCGACCTGTCAAACCTCATCGTCACTGTCTCATTTCCTTCTGCCGTGAACATTTTCAAAGTCTTACTTACCGGATCTATCACGATCCTCTTACCATCAATAGCAGTTTCTACACGCCCCCTGAATAATCCTCCGACAGCGTATATGTACCCTCTTAAAAATATATCACCGCCATGAGTAGCTATAAACTTGGCAAGATTACCCCACTCAGAATCAGAGGGACTGTAATCAGGATTGGATTTTAATCGGGCTATTGTACGCATAGCTTGCTGTAATGTTCCACCCGCCCAAAATGCCACATCGTCATCGTCATTATAGATACCTGAAATACCTGCGGTTACTTTTTGAAGCTTTCCGTTCTTGTAGTTCCCAAGCTGTATCATGTTAGCCAAAATCAAACCACCAAGAATGTCTACAGAACCATCTTTGATCGCATCCTGTATGTATTGCAGGTATTTGAATCTGTCTGCCGATTTATCGGTATCCAATCGTGATGGGCACCAATCGGTTGGAATGGTACCTCTTTCCAGCTTAATATCGCACACTGATGCTTTGCCGGAAATAAAAAAAACACCTAATGACCGACAGGTGAATTTATACACATATTTCTTATATGCATCGTCAAGAGACTCTGTAGAATTATAATTTCCATATCCGACAGTAAGAGATGTACCCTTGGCTCTTAAACTTACCACATACTGCTCCTCCAACATAAGGTCAACCTCTTGCGACAAGTAACCGATATCTGCTCTGTAACCGGACACGGCTTCACTGTCTTCTATGATATTTGCATCCCCTTCCCAATACTTTATTTTTGGCGAATAAACTTCTGTATCTGCCTGCATTTGTGTTGATTCTGATATATCAATGCTATCATAATCACCCGTAAACCCTGAATTTAATAAGAGATTTTCATTACCTATCTGCACGGCATTATATATCTCATCGGGAAGGTCGGTCAGATTGGCGGAACCGGTGGAACCTTCTTGAATGTGAAGCTTTCCTTTCAATTCCACGCCTTCACCTTGGGTGAACTTAACAAAGCTGTTACCATCACGGTCCCCAATATACGCATCACCGTATACATGGAAAAACGCCTTGTTGTTAGTTTTGTCTACACCATACTCAACATACTCCTTGTTCAAGTAGGAGTAGGAGTCTATACCGTGATACAGAGTGACACTCGGGCTGAACACATCGGTAGAAGAGAAAACAATGGCATTCTGTGCGTCAATATTGCTTTCATCCGTCACGTCCTTGTTGTCAATGCCTTTCCATTTGATTCGTGCACCAAGGTGGGCTACAGTATCACCCTTTGCCGGAATGTCACTTCCTGTGTCGCAATCCGCCATGCTGAGGTCAATATAGTGCAATTTGTATATGCCGACATTGATAGGCTCTTTGCTTGCCCCTACACATAAACGCCAATAATAATGGTTCGCTACCTGTTGGTATTCTCCCGGTTTTTGTATGTTGAAGTTTTTGCTCTGTATCTGGAAGCCTGCACGGAAGCGGTTCTCCACTTCCACACCGTCCTGCTCGGCAAGGAAGAAACATCTGTACACGCCTTCGGGGACGCCATTGTCTACCGTTTCTTTATCCATCAATTGGAGTTCACTGCCATCTGCAAGCAATATAGGATTCCCGTCTGCCATTGAAAGTATGGGCGTTTGTTCAATGGTGCCCTTGGTCCAAACATCAATAAGCGTAACAGCACCACCCGAAGTTAGAAGTATCTTTCCACCTACAGAATTTACATCTTGTATCTCCAATGATTCGAAATAGGCTTTCATGCGGACTTTCAGTTTATCAACCTCCGCATAGGTTTGACCTGTTTCCTTATCAACCATTATGATACCACCTGTACTACCACTGACAAATTTCCCTATTTCAAAAGCTTTGTCAGAGGATAACTTGTGCGGGGTACGGTCATCTTGTGTTTTACTGAGAAAATGTCGAGAGACTTTTGCTAAGATATCAGTAGTAGAAATACTATTCCCTCCCAATGTATTACCTATGATATCGCCTGCAATTTCTGTAATAGTACTTCGTAATGCAGAAACATTTGCAGATAATTTGTCTGTTAATTCAACAGATATGTCATATAAGCAATTTTTGTCCGCTTTACAAGTAAATGAATTTACATACATAAGATACTCATGTTCGTTGTATTTTATATACATGCGAACATTCTCATTTAGTAATTCTGCTAATTGAATATTGTCTGCAAGAAATACTCTGGAAAAATTGACAGAGAATGTGAATTTTTCGTCATTATTCTCTGACATATACTTTATCAATGCTTCATCCAATCTCTTCTCAGCAGCGAGTACAAGGGACTTGGGCATCTTAATGCCTGTAATCACAAATTTATCCCCGACAGAAGGCTTATAGTTATTGGTGGCATTAGGCATAACAATTCCGAAAGTGGTATTGTCCTTTTTTACTGCAATCCAAACTTCATTTGTAGAAGTGTTTTGTTGGCTTTCTACATATTGGGATGGTTGTGAAGTAACCTTCTGCTCAAAATCTCCTGCCGGTAAGTTCCCGGAAGAATCCACCAATACAGGGTTGAATGCCCTTCCCGGTTTATTGTCCTTATAGGTAACTCCTATTTCAAACTCGCAAGCAGCGCAATTACCCGTAGTCATATTGATTACAGCCGTACCACCCTCCAAACCCTGTTCGAACAGGTTAAAGCCGTAATCTCCATTATATATATGTAATTTTATGTAGAAATAAGAATGTACATACTCATCTGTATCATTGAATATATTATTCCCTTCTCCGGTTCCGAGTTCGTCACTATCATTAGCATCAAAAGCAATATCCGCAATCTCACCAAATAACTGTCCCGAAGCGTTTGTCACATTTTCTATGGTAGGCTTTATATCGCTGAAATCTACCTTTATCTCTTTTACCTTCTTAGAAGAAAATGTATTTTTGAAAGAGTAGTAATCATTTGTGCCGGGTATCTTATACGTGTCGTTAAGCGCATTGTAGAATCTTTCCGCTCCATTTGTTTGTCTGTAAATGGAAGGCATAAGGTTTTGTGTACGTTCTATAGTACCTTTTTCATCATCATTCGGATAGTAGAAAGGGATATTATCAGAGCTACCAACACCAGTAACGCGATTGACAATTTTATAATTGGCGTTTGTCTTTTTTATTGATACAAGCCCTTTCTTATACTCGAAGGGAGTAGAAATTACATTCTCTGTATATCCTATGTGACAAACCTTACCTACAAAGTAATAAGGAAGTTCGTATATGGTATATATGGATTGTAACGCTTCTGCAAGATACACATTGTCAAGTGAAACAAGTTTGGAATCGGAAGTGATATCATCATCTATGACTACCGAATATCCGATACCCGATTTTGCCATTGAAGCGTTAAGGCGACCTACAAACTCGTTTATGTCTCCCATGAACTTCACAGAAGTAGAGTTGGAATGATAAGTATCTGTTCCAGTTGTCACCACATCCATGAAATACACGTTCTCCAATACGATACGTTCTGAAACGAACTGGAGTTCATGCTTATACATAATGCTCTTGTTGTCCTTTGAAGATGTAGGGGTTTGGTCGACATAGTATCTCTCACCTCTGAACTCCACAAATTCCTCTCCAGTCCACTCTTCATCCAAGCAAGACGGATAGTTGAGCGTGGCGGTAAGCGTAGGAGTGCCGGCCATGCGCTGTGCCGTGTAAGTGTATTCACCCAGCTTTGCAGACATGGTTTCGTTGGGAAATTTGACTTTTTCCCCATGTGTATCCAGCTTGTATATGTATAGGCTCAGTTTCTCCATTACTTGTGTTGTTTGTTTTCTCTGAATTCTTCGTATATATTTGGAAACTTATGCAGGACATATTCGATGAACATATAAATGTGATGGTACAGATCTCTATTCTCACCATCATACATAATATCAAGTCGATTAACGTCTTGTATCTTCATGAATAGATTGAAAATTGCGTTATCTGTTTCATCAATTCGCTCTTGCATTTTGGCAATCTCTTTAATGAAGTTGGCATCTATGTTTATCACTTGTTTATTCATTATTACCTCCTTCCTGCTTGTTCTTTTTGTTGGCTTGCTGTTGGGCAATCACCTTTTCTTCTGCTTCCTTAACTTCCTTAGTCACTCGTTGCTCCTCATCGGGTGTGCTCTCCGTGTTCTTTTCAATAGCCGTTTTCGTGGAGAGAATACCAGCCTGTTTCATTGAGATAAGCATGTTGTTATACTCAGTTGCGCTGAACGGCTGCCATATCTTGAACTTACAGCTGACACGAAGTTTGTCAAATTCTGTAATGGCATTTACGTTCTCGCCTTTTTTTACCAATTCTTTGGCTAATCCCTCCTTGAACAGGCGCATCATCTTGTCTGCAAAATTCTGCCACTCGATAACCCCTTGCTGGGCATTCTTCAAATCTAAATCACGGGTCAGCGTAATAGCCAGTCCGCTTATGTCACCACTTGACTTGACATCTTTAGGCAAAAGAAATGTGCATGAGGTGTTTATCTGTATCTTCTCAAACAAATCTTGCAGACTGTCAAGCATACCTTGCGGGCTGGGCGGTGCTTTGAACTCTGCACTTCCGTTACCGTCCATTGACTTGTCTTGCAAAATGATACTCCCTGCAAGTTTCTTTGTCGTTTCTGACAAATTGCCTTTGATATACAGAATGCCCCAGCCGTTCCGTTTCTGAATGACAAAGAAGATGTTGTAGATAATTTCGTAAATCTCGATAAGGCTCTGGCCGTTGTTCCACGCCACATTACCGCGTTTGGTACACAATGGTATCTCGCTGAAACCGTGCAATATAGGAAGTTCTCTTACAAAACCGTCCTCGCCTGCTTCTTCACCGTCTATCGGTGTGTGCATACGGTACATGTAGGTATCATCGTAACTGTCAATGTATTCCACACCGTCCGCATCGGCATAGTAGACACTTTCAAGAAGCCTGTCACCGTTGTTGTCATTGTGTGATATGATTACGTAACCATCTTCATAACTTATCAGGCGGCACTTGATACGTCCTTTATAGTCATAATAAAACAGAAGTCCTGCATCGCCTGTTGCAAGTTGCGAACGGACTGCCTTTGTACGCCATCCATCCATATTCCTGTCTACCCAATACTCCTTGATTGTGGAATAGTTGGCTTTATCTTTCTCGGAAGGAGCGCCACCTCTTAAAGACAATGTACAGGGATTCCCGCAAAGGTAGATTACGTGGCTCGCCAGTATCTGTTCTTGGAAAGCTAATGCCGTGCGCTGGAACTTGATTTCCTGATATCCCCCATCTTCTAACTTCACGCAAATGCTCGGCAAGTTTTGATCAAATAATACCTCATGGCTCATCGGGTCAAGTTCTTTCAGAAACTTTTCCTGCGAAACGATATTCTTTTTTACATTCGGAAGCCTTGCCGTGCGTGTATCGGTAATAGCTGCGGACTGACCGTCGGAATAGTCGTTTGTAGAGCAAGTGTCACTTCCTCTGAAAAACGGTTTCTTCTGCAACAAGGCATTTACGTTCCGCAATAGATATGTTTTTTTCTCTTCCCGTGTCATTTTTCCGCATCAATTAGGTTGTAATACTTCATGCAGGCTTCCTTGCTCGGCATTGCAGAACACTCTCTCGAAGTCCATTTGCAGATAATGTCGTGCTTCTGCGGAACAACGATTATTCGCTTCTGCCCCTCTTCCTCTTCAATATTGAATTTATCGTTCAGCTTCACGCGTGCATCCAACACGACCTTACTTGCTTTGATAAAAGTGTCTGAATCTCCACTTGCTTTCGCATCGTCAGCAATCTGTTTCATCTCCGATATTTCTTTCAGCAATGCTTCTCGGTTTTCATCTTTAGATATGGTGGTGATAGCACCGATGCCGAAAGGTTTCAATTTCTCGGCAAGCGTGGATAACACCTTGTTTGAAGGCTTTTCATCTTCTTGGTAAGCAACCTTGGCAGCAAGGTCCTTATCCACAAAAGAATCGCACATTACCAAATAGGCCACATCTCTTACCCTTGCTTCAATTCCTTCTGTTTTAAGGGAATTGATAATATCCTTTATGTCGTTATAGCTTATCATATCCTAATGGTACTTATTTGCGAGATTACACCAGCAATCTCGTTGGGGTCTCCACTCCCCCTCTATTGACTACTTGCGAGATGCTTTCGCCAACTACTTTTCTTAAAATCCCTATCGCTCCGTTTAGATCAGCATTCAGGATTTTACCTGTACTGCTACGGAATAGACCTCTTTGTATGCGCTTACCTAAATATGTTTCATGTTGACACATCTCTTCGCCTGCGTAGTGGTCTATTTTGGAAGTATAACTTTCTTCGGTTATTACGACCTTAATTCCCACTTCTTCGGACTTGTACTGTATCTGAGAGATTAGCTTTTCAAATGGGATGCTGACAAAGTTTTGATTGTTACGTTTCCCCATATTTATTTGCTGCTTCCAATCTTTGTTATTACCTATTACAATAGTATCAATATGATTATCAATACAATAGTTTACAATAAATCGGGAAGTCTTGTGCATATAGTCATTCACTTTACAATTCCGCTTTAGTGTTAGTTTCCCTATTCGCCTACTTGTACCTTTCCCTCCAATGAAACTCATTAACTTAGTTTTCCTCTTGTTGAAGTATTGGTTTATGGATTTCAATATTCTGCCATTTATGATAAAGCTCTTATGACATAGCGAATCATAGGAAGTTGCAAGGTTGTTCAATCCCAAGTCAATACTTAAATAAGAGTTTGGTTCAAGTCCGGTGGTTTCAATACTTTCTTTTTCATATACTACTTCTATGATATGGCAACTACATTGCGGGATAATGCGAACCTGACGCAAATTAGTTACTTTTGTTCTTAACGGTTGTATGTTTACTTTCTTCGGAAAGTGAATGTATCCGTCCTTCAACTTGCATTGCTGATAGGTGAATACGACTATATTTCGTCCTTTCGTCTTATGTTTATACTTCGGAGGTTTCGGTTTACCATTAAGCTTGTCCTTGCATTTACATAGTTTAAAAAACGACTTCCAATTCTTGAATAGAAGAGCAACAACCTGTTGACTGGTCTTCGCAGGAAGAGATGTATAATCCATTTGTTTTTCCTTTGCAAGTAAAGCTGTCAATCCGTATTCAGGAAGCAACTTACCACTCTTCGTAAACTCCTGACGAATCATATAGTTTGCGTAGTTGTACAAATTCTTGGATAGGAAACAAAGCCTGTCCAAGTACTTGTTACCAATGATAATATGTCGTTCTACTCGCTGCATATACATATACAATTATTATGTTCTGTGAGGCATATAAGTGCCATCCTAATACCATAAATGTTCATCGTAAATACTTCCTTCTGTCTGTGTATGGCTCGCTTGTTTGGTTTCTTCCTCGTGATTGTAATACCCTGCTTGAATTTCATTCCCGTATTCGATGTTAGCGCACGGTAACATCCTCATTCCGCATGGGTCCAACAAGTCCATAGACCTGCCTTTCCCTAACATTTGGTTCATCTTCTTCTTGTTCCAAAGCCGCTTCTTTCCACTCTGCATATCGTCAAATCGCACAACGGAACATTCTTCCATAAACTCGTTCTCAATCGTCACTTTATATTTCAAGTTTTGATGAGTGTAAGTCTGAACGGCAAGTTTATCGTCAACTGTCAAGTTGCCTTCCTCTATCATCTTGCATAATCTGATATAGCACATATCCTTGACTGTCATTGCGGTAAGTTGGTAAAGCCCGAAAGGTTTATTTTGCGAGATATAAGGTACTGCATCGGGAATGTAATCATTGAAGTACCTTCCGGCAGTCGCGTCAAAAATGATATGGCTTTCGGCTGTTCCATGCTCAAATGCAAATGTCTTCACTGCCATAGCGTTTTCTCTCGGAGTGGACTTGCTAAGAATGAGAATGTCGTATGCGTGAAATCCATCCCATGCCAGAGCCACGAGATTATCCGTACCGTAATCCGCCAAATCCACGGTAATCCATTTGTCACCGTTTACGGCAGGGTTGTTGTTGAACACGCCTTGTGCGGAAGTGGAAGGGATAGGTATCTTTTCGTCAGAATCTGGGTCTGCATTATAGTTTACACCGATAAGCCCAGCAGCAGAGCGTGTACCAGAAGCGGCAACTGAACCAACGTACCCTGCATTGCCTTCCATTAGAGCTTCATTTTCATCAACTGTGCCCTCGTATAAGGTAAACGATTTGATAAAGTCTTGATATTTTGCTTTACCTTTCAAGTCTTTAATCAAACTGTCTATCTGTATCTTGCACTTAGCGTAAACTTCTTCTTTTGAATCTCCCCAAATCACATCATCAACGGTAGACCCAGCAACAAAAAAGAATCTGACTTTTCCTATTCTATCAGGGATACCCTTCCCGTCAACTCCAACATACCAATCTATGAATCTTCTCGTCCAATGGGTGCGTTTAGGATTGAATGTCGCACGGAATTTCCCCGTAAATGTTTTGCTTTTTCCACGATTACGGGATTGAATGTACGTAAATACCTCCCAAGGCATTTCGGTAAGCTCATCAATGGCAATCGCATCGTACTGCCATCCTTTCGCACGCTCCCTCATTCTGTCTATATTCGTTGGGTCTATATAAGTCAAATCGCAGTACGCTCCACTTTGGAATGATATACGTGGCGTGTCTGCCTCTTTAACTTTTACATATTCCCCGAATATGTCCTTGAATGTATCAACAAATCCTCCTCCTGCTTTTTGGTTACCAAGGCTTCTACGACTTATTAAACATCTAAAATCAGGGTCAAGCATTAACGGTTCAGCGAATCCAAGAACAAGAGAGTATGACTTCCCGTTTCCGACCCCGCCGGCACCGAAACATATATCCACGTTCGTTGAAGCAAAGTAGGTTTGGAAACCTGGGAAAGGCTTCTTCACTATCGCATTATGTACTTCTTGCTCTTTCATCAAAAGCAAAAATACCTCTTAATAACAAGGTAATATATACTTAAACCAATGTCTATTTATCATAGTGATAAATACAGTGATTTTTTTATAGTTATACCTTTTTATTAAAGCATTACTTTCGCATATAATCATTATAAAACATATAGTGTATGAAGTTTACGAAAGAACAGCTTTCAGAAGCACTGAAAGCAGGAATCACTAACAACGGCAAGAAAAACTTGGCGATGAGTGAGAGAAGTTTCAACGGCAAGGTGGAAAGGATCTACAAGCGGTTGGAGAAAGCGAGTGGTAATGACGAGTTGGAATTGGATGATGCGGTTGCCGATTATCTGGAGGACTTCCAAGAGGATGACAACAACATCAGGAACGACAATTCAAAATTCGTAAAGGAGTGGGAAAAGAATCACCCCGCAAAGGATGATAAGGGAGATAAGGATGATGGCAAGGATAACAAAGGAGACGAAAGCAAACTGGATAAGTTGCTCAAAGAACTCCAAGACTTGAAATCAGAACGTGAGGAAGAGAAAAGAGCCAAAACTATCTCCGAAAAACGCAATCAACTCAAATCAGCCTTAAAAGGGAAAGAAGTCAAGAACGAGGATTGGATTAACGACCAGCTCGAATTGATTCACATTGATTCTGAAACAGATGTTGATGCTCTCACAGAAAGACTGGTCAAGAGCTACAATAAGTTTAATGCTAACACTCCACCTTACATCACTCCGGGCGGCACGGGAGGCGGTAAGGAAAAGACCGATGACTTTGCCGATGTGGTTGCTGTCGTAAAGAAGCAGTCGCACAGAGAAGAAAAATAATAATCATTTAAACCAAAAAGAAAATGTCAGATTTCTATCAGCAAATCCTATTGAACAGTGGCTATCTTCCCGGTAGAGCATTGGTTCAGGCTCGCGGAAGCATTGGTGGTCATCGCTATGTCTTCGTGAAGCTACAGATGAGCGGGAAAGACGCACTTGTATTTCCTACCAGTGGAGGAATTGTTAAAAACCCATTCAAAGGTAATGCAAGAGCTTTTGCCGGAACGCTCGCTGAATATATTCCCAGTAATGGTTCTAATGGAAGCGAAATACGTATCTTAAAATCGTATGCGGTTGCAAAAGCTACAACTGAATCTACAGACACAGATATTTACCTAAAAAGAGACGGATATTCTCTTATCCCATTCGTAGGAGATATCCTTATGGTAGCACCTTCTACATTGACAGAAAAAGGCACAGCGGTAACAGTCACAGCCGTTGAAAAAGCGACTGACGGAACGGCTGGCGATGTTTGGAAAGTTACATTGAGCGCAACCCTCGGATCATTAACAACTTCATCTGTTCTTGTTGAAGCGAAAGAAGTAGGTTCTGGTAAAGAAGCTATGGTCACTAATCCTAACTCATACCTTCCCTGCGACTTTGATTTTGTTTTTGACCCGGCTGCATCCGAAGATGATTTCGATGGTGCAAGATATCTTATCACTCCTGCATTGGCATTAGGAGATGTATTCCTCTACGAAGACCGTATGCAACCTCTTTCGGCTGCATTAAAAGCTTTGAACAAGAGCAAGGTTAAGGGTTGGTTTAACATTTAAAATTGACGAAACTATGCCTAAATTTGATTTTAATAACAGCAGATATGCAAGATTCTTTTCAGACAAGACCAATCAACGTTTCTTGCAATCCTTTGTCAATACAGAAGGTCTGCTATACACTAATTATGGTTGGTACAAGACCCAAGGTGTAAAAGCTGGTGCTCCCACACCTACCGCCCCTAATGGCATTGCTACTTTTTCTGTGAAAGGACGTGACTTGAAAGCCGCTCCTTTGATGGATTTGCGTGCACCTCTTGGTGACAGTAATCAAATGGATAAGGACGGTCTGTACTGGTACACCGCATCCATTCCTGATTTTATCGCTCCCGGTTTCGTTGAAACAGCTATGGAACGTGAAGCAAAAGAACAACAGTTTGAGTTGTTTGGAAACGATGCCGATTTGGTAGCCGCTTGGGTACATACATTACAGTCACAGCTTGATAGTGCGGACGCAACCATGAACTTCATGACTGCACAGTTAATGTCTAAAGGTCATATTGACTACCGAAATATCGCACGTGGCGTTCAAGCTCCGTTGCATAAGGCTGATATACCAACAGAGAACTTTACTAAAGCTGGCACAGTAGTTTGGACAGACAAAAAATGTAAGATTCTCAGTCAAATGGCGGAAAAGGAGAAAAAATATCGTGAAAAATGGGGGTATGAAGGTGCAATGGTATGGCAGGTTACACGCAAGATGTTTTACGAAGTAATGCAGCAAAATGCCGAAGTTAAGGAATTGATTGAAAGTTTCAAGAAAAATCCTTTAGCTTACATCGCAACAACCGCTACTGCACCTACTACACGAGAGTTGTTCTTAGCTGCTTTCCGTGATTATCCCGGTGTATCTCCAATTGAAATTGTTGAAGAACGTGAGCGTAATCTTACCAATACCGGAGACACATTCGTACAAGGTTGGGACGATAAAATTGCTGTTCTCCGCCCTGCCGGATATGCTTGTGAGTTTGAATACACCAATAACCTAGACAAACAGATGTTTGATAAGTATGGTTCAAGCGTAATAACTAAGATTTTTGCTCAGGCTAACGATGGTCTCTGCACGATTGTGAATACAACAACAAACAACGGGCTGTATAAGGAATGGCATACTGATGTAATGATGTCAGCTTGTCCTGCACTGAAAACATTCCGTAATCACGTAATTGTAGACACAAGTCAGGCAGACGATTAAATGTACAATACATTGCGTAGTAGTTATGGAAAAATCATTTGACCCGATAGCATACCTCAATGGGCTTACGAGATTTGTCTTTGAAGATGATGCGCTTGAAAATATCGCATACGAAAACGGCTTGATGTTTATTTCAGACCGTTCCGAAATAGATGAATACACTAAAGACCATTGCCTTATCGCACTGTACGAGCTTGTCATTAACGGTCCGTGGTCTGTGGCTTCATCATCACTCCAACATGGCAGTTACAGACAGGATATAGGTAGTGAGACGGTAACGGCTGCCATAATCCAAAACTTGAAAGACCGTCTGAAAGCACTGTACAAAAAGTATGGTGAAGAAGAAGCGTTGAAAAGCATGGATTCGGGTAGTATGAGTTGGGTCAATGAAAATTCATTAGATGTATAGTTTATGCGTCTCAAAAGAAAAGCAATAGCAGAATACCCATTTCATGGCACATTCTACACCGTGATAACGAATAAGCCGGAAGACGGGAACCTTCTCGGTGACGGTGACATGCTTGGGAATGAAAAGACGGATAGTTCTCCCGAAGTCCCCACTACGGGAGAGACCATCCTTCTTGAAACTGAATGTGACATACAGCAGGCTGCAAAGCTGATTAATTCTGGTACTATCATGGCTGACTATAAAGTATTTTTCCCGTGCAAAGTTGGTGAGAAGCTACCTATACGTTTCAATACCAATTTTAAATGCGAGGATTATGCAATACCAATCCAAGGCAGGGTTATAGGGCTTGAATATAGTCAACTTGGCGGTTGCTCGGTTGACATAAAAATGAGTGAAGTGTAAGATATGGCAAAGAAGGTTAAGACAGATTCATTGAATAAACTTATAAAGTTCTTATCGGAAGAAGCTGACAAAATAATTGCAGAAGAATTGAATAGGGTTACTTATAAAAATGATACAGACAACCTTCATGATAGCTACGGATGGGGAATATATGTTAATGGCAAACTATCCAAAAGCGGTTATCAAACGAAATACGCATTAGCCCCAAGAATTTGGGAGAGAGAACCGCTATACGGACGTGATGCGATAACGGATTTTCTTGAACGTAAATATAAGCCTCATGATGGAATTGACCTTGTGATAGTAGCCGCAATGCCATACGGACAAATATTACAGGAAAAGTACAAATATGAGGTAATCGCCATTGCTCAAAACCAACTCAAAGCATTAAGTAACAGAATTAAAGGTTCAACTTTTGGAATTATAAAGAACGGTAAATACTGATTATATGGATAGCAAATACAAGACAACATCAAAAGTGGAAAACTTTTTTTCCATGCTGCTGACAAAAGCGGCTATATCCGATAACCTGTTCATCGGGAATATGCCTGCCACTGTTGAAAGCAATTGGAAAGAAATGGTGCTTGTTGATGTCCTTTCCATGAAAGATTACGGAGCTTATGCCAAAGGTTCTGCCAACGTGTTCTTGTACGCAAAATCAGTTGACAGCCACGGTACGAAGCCCGTGAAGGAGCTGTACAAAATGGAACTTGCGCTTGACAAGGCTATTGAATCATGCAAAGACCCCCATTATGTGATTGATGTAAATTTCCGTGATGCAGATTATGACCAAAATAGGAACTACTACTACAACGTGATAAATATAGAAGTGACAATAAGGTAAACAGATTATTAACAGGATAACATTTTTTAATTATGGCAGTAAACAAGACTGGCGCAACAGCCAAAAAAAACATCAAGCCTTCTTACATTGTGGCAACTCTGTTCACTGGCTCTGAACAAGACGATGTGCCAAAAGGTGACTCTTATATCCTTGAAGATGTAGTTGAGGATACCACTTCAATCGCTCAAGACGATAACGATGTAAACGACATCGAGTGCGAAACTTCCGACAGCCCCATTCTTTCCATCGTGAAGCTTGGCAAATACCAGTTTACAGCTGAGGTTGCAGATACACAAAAAGACCTATTGGTCGCTCTCATGGGATTTACGGTAGGAATTACTGTCTCTACTAAATACTTTGCTCCGGCTCAATACAAGAAGTTGTATGCAAAGATTGACGTAGTGTTTGAGGAAGGAGAAACGATGACTGCATTTGTGGTTCCAAAAGTCCAACTTAACTCAAAAATAATGCTTGAATCTTTGAACTCTAATGTGGGTCGTATCAACCTTGCAGGAACAGCGTATGATGCAAATATCGCCGATGGAGATAAAACTATCAGAACACCGTTTTATGTAGATTCAGCTTATACTTTACCCAACTAAAACTTGTTCATAATAGATAACTAGAGTGTTTACGGGCGGTAGGCTTATATGCCGCCGCCCCTCATGTTTATAATCATGGCAGTATATAGAGCAAAGAAAAAAGATACAGGACTAAAGACAAATGTTGTAACGGCTTGTACTCCTATATCTGATGAGTCAATGGAACGTTTGGCAAGGATAATGAATGACAGCCCAAGCATTGTAAAACTTCACGGTACGGAGTGGCGTATTAAAGGATTGAAACCCGGTGTTCAATGGCTTATAGCCGAACAAGCGTGTCAGATTGTGAAGGGAGAGAAGTTAAGCATGGGAGATGTTATCAAAGAGTTCTCGGTAAATCTACCGGCAGTTGCACACGTGATAACGCTTGCACTTCTCAATGACAGGGACAGGATATTCTCTGATTATGAGAAAAAAGAACTATCAAATGACTACCACAAGGTCTTTGACCTTTTGATGTGGAGAGATTACGACATAAAGGACTGGGCATTATTGCTTGGTGAAATCCTTAACCTCATAAGCACGGATTTTTTTTTCGAGAGTACCAATGTGATTCAGACCGTGAGGGAAATGACCTTGACGAGGAAGACGAAGAAAACGGAACAAAACTGATAATATCCCGTACAGAGTGGGGGCAGATGATTGATTTTCTGCGCTCCAACACTTGGTGCTCTCGTGACGAATATTTATGGGGAATGACGGTTGGACAGGTCCGGTTAAGCTCGTTTGATTTTTCCCATGTAGAATACGGAAACAAGGACAAGAAAAAAAAGAAGGTCAGCAAAATAGGAAGTGTTGACGATTTGAAGAACTTGAATGATTTGGGTATGCCCATAATTAATAAAAAAGGATAACGATATGGTAAATAACGAAGCAGGAGCTTTCCTCAACATAACCCCTGATGTATTAAAGAAGTTGGATAGTTTCGATGAGAAGCTAGAGAAGATAGAGAAGCACGCCCATACAGCAGCAGATGCATTGAAAAACGGGTTTGGCAGTGTGGTAATGGATACGAGTAAATTGGAAAGTGTGATTACTTCGTTAGCCAAAAAGATAGATGCTATAAAAGGTAATCCATTTGAAGGAGCAGGGAAAGGTGCGGAAGAGACTACAAGAAAGACTACTTCTCTGAACGAAAGCCTTTCACGTGCGGCAGATTTGCTAAACAGAATAGGAAACAATAAAATCGGAGAAGGTTCATTTGCTAACTTTAATATATCCGGATTGAAGCAGGGATATTCGGATTTGAAAAAATACGTTGAGAACATGGACTTGTCAAAGCCGCAACAAAAGGCTGCGGTAGAAGCCATGCGCTACATGAAGATGGAGCTTGACGAGCAACGAAAGACGGACGAGCAACGTGCCCAATCTAAAGAAAAAGAGACGGAAAGAAGAATAGCTGCTGACAGACGTGCTTATAAGGCTTCGGCAGATTTGGCAAAAGCACAAAACTACAAACAGAATACAACCGCACAGGGTGCGCTTGACTTTTCTAAAACAGCAAATACACTTCAACGGCAAATCACGGCAATAGAGTACCTAAAAAAAGCTCGTTTATCTTTGAATACTACCGATGCCAACTATAAAAGCACACTTGAACAGATAAACCAAGCCATCGCAAAACACAACCAAGCATTGACGGAAGCAGGAGTCAAATCACAGCAGCTTGCCACACGCCATCGCAACCTGATGGATACAGCCGGGCAATTAAGCCGTCAGCTTGCTTTGTTGTTCTCCGTGTCACAGATTGAAGGTTATATCAGAAAAATTGTTGAAGTAAGAGGTCAGTTTGAACTTCAACAAGTTGCTTTACGTGCCATTTTGCAAGACAAAGATAAGGCAGATAAAATTTTCTCCCAAACCATGCAGCAAGCTCTTAAATCGCCATTCCAAGCGATGCAGCTTGTTACATTCACAAAACAACTTGCTGCATACCGTATCGAAAGCGATAAACTCTTTGATACTACAAAACGGCTTGCAGACGTATCGGCTGGATTAGGTGTAGATATACAACGATTGATTTTGGCTTACGGACAGGTCAAGGCAGCAGCTTATTTGCGTGGTACGGAAGTAAGGCAGTTCACGGAAGCAGGTATCAACTTGTACGGAGAACTACAATCGTACTTTGAGGAAGTGAAAGGCGAAGCATATACCACAGCACAGATTGTAGATATGATTTCCAAACGCATGGTAAAGTTTGAAGATGTCGAAGCCGTATTCCAAAGAATGACCGACAAAGGTGGCTTGTTCTACAATATGCAAGAGGTACAGGTAAATACACTTCACGGACAAATAAATCGTCTGAAAGACGTAATATCCATTATGCAGAATGAGATAGGAAAATCCAATCAAGAAGGTTTTTTGTCTATCTCTACAGCTATCAACCTTGCAAATACATTATTAGAAAATTGGCGCACGGTTGCCTCTGTGTTGAAAACTATCATAACGGCATACGGCACTTTTAAGACTGTGTCAGGCGCAATGTGGATTGCAGAACGAATCTATATGACAAAGGGCATAGCTATGCAGAAAACGAGAATATCCCTCAAATTCAAGGAAATTATGGCTACTCGTACACAAACCGCTGCAACGGTAGGGGCAACAGCTGCACAGAACGGTTTAAATATGGCGGTAGCCAAGAATCCATATGGTGCTATTCTTGCCGTTATTACAGCCGTTGGTGTAGCTATTTACGAAGTAATTCAAAATACAAACAGACTGAAAGAAGCACTTGACGGCATAGCAGCAGAGGGGGCTTTTAGTGTCGTTCAATCGTCAAATAACTATGTAAAGTTGGCTTCTGTTGTTACAGATTCTACCAAATCATACCAAGAACACAACAAGGCACTTGCAGAACTGAAAAAGAAGTATTCAGACATACTGCCCGAACAATACCTAAACGCAGAGGGGATTAAGGCGTTAAACGGAAATTATAATGAAGCCATCAAGCTGATACATCAATATATCAACGCAAAGACAAAAGAAAGAATGATTGATGAAGTTGGACAGGATGCAAACAAAGAAATGTATTCCAACCAACAGAAAACCGCAAAAGCTATCTCTGAAATAATAGATGAACAACACGGGATGAAAGTATCTTGGAGCGAAATTAGCGGTATATTGAGCCAAGTACAAGAAAAATTATTAAGTGGTGCTATAACGTCAACTAAGCAACTTCGTGAAGAGACTGAAAAAGTTGTAGAGCAATACACAGGGTTGGGCAACATTGATTTAAGCGACTACTTCACTCAGTTGTCGGGTAATTCGTTTGGCGGTGCTAACAAGTTCAGATTCGATAATATTCAGATTGAACGTAGTGAGTTTAAGGATTGGTTTGAAAGCACACGTTCATACATAAGCCAAGTAGAATCCATTGAACAGCGTTTCAGTAAAGGCTCTATCAGCATGACTGCGCAACGATACCAAGAGCAGAAAGATGCTACAGAAAAGATGGTTGCAAATGCGATGAACGCTTACGATGTGCTCCGTGATTCACAAAAAGAAAATACAAAAGTCACTAAGGATGAACTTGAATACGCAAGGGAACTCGTACAGAAGGTACTGAAAGCGATTGGTTCGGATGTGCAGGTAGATTCCGCTTACATAAACAAATTGTTCAATGACAGTTTCTTCTTTGAGGAGGAAAAACAGAAAGCGACACAAACCAAGCTCAAACAACTCTTTGACAAACTGACCAAGGAAGCCAAAGAATCGGGAGATACTTCAGGGGCAGTGTGGTTGCAGGAGTTTGAAAAACAGATTAATGGTCTTAACCTTAATCCTCTTCAAAACAGCATCAAGAAATTCCTGCTTGGAATTAATGGAAATGCTGACATACAAGCTAATTGGAATATACGAAGTGGGGAAACGGAAGCGGAGTTTAAGAAACGCATTAAGACGGAGATTGACACACGTAACGAAATAATTCGGAAAAGCCAATCTACCATATATCCCGAATATGGTCAAGACACAAACAAGGTAAAATCCGAACTAGAAGAACTTAATCGCCTGTATAATGAACTTGGTGGCGACAAAAATAAAAGTCGCTCAAGTGCCGAGCGTGATATTTGGGCAGAACGTATCTCCGTCCTAAAAGAAATGCAGTCAAGATATGAAAAGCTGAATCAGCTTATGGGAGAGAACCGTGCCATAGAGGAAACACGTTCGGCTTTCAAAGGTGCTTTGGACTTTACACAAATGGGAGAAGTTATCAAAGCGGAAGATATTATTCCGACCAAGCAAGGAATGATTGATGCGCTTGAAAAGTTACTCAAACAGATTCCTAATGACGTAAAGAATGCCGCAAAAAGAACTGGGCTTGAAAAGGAAATTGCAGAACTTAAAATCGGTATTCAACAGGACTACCTGAAAGAACAGCTTGAAAAGACCAAGAAGAACATTGAAGATATGTTCAACCAGTTGGACTTGCACAAGAAACTGAAAGATGCAGGGCTTTCCGAAGCGGAGGTTCAACAGTTGTTCCCCGGACTTGCAAAGACATTGGATGATGTAGAAAAAGGGATACGTGATGAATATGAAGCCAAACGTGATAAAAATGGACAGTTAAGTAAGGCAGACCAAAAGGGTTACGATGAAGCACTTAAAAAGCTGGGGCAACAGCGTGATAAGGAAAGCACAGACCTTACTATTAGGATTCTCAAGGATTATAAAACACAACTTTCAGAACAATTACAGCTTGATAAGTGGTATTACGAAGAAAAGGCAAATATAGCAAAAGCAACCCTTACAGATGAGCAGAGAGCGCAAGCTGAATCCAATCTTAAAAATAAGTACGATAAGAAGACAGATGAAAATACTTGGAAGGCGTTTCAAAATACAGACGAATACATCAAGCTATTTGAAAATCTTGACTATTCTTCAACGGCAGCTATTGATAGTATTCTCGAGAAATTAGAGGAATTTAGAGGGTCTCTCAAAAGTTTGCCGCCAGAACAGTTGAAAACAATAATTGAACAGATTGAAAAGCTGAAAGGTGAAAAACTAGACAGAAACCCTATCAAGGGAATTGTTGAAGCTTTCAAAGACTTGAAAAATGCAAAACCAGAAGATAAGCAAAAAGCTATAGCAGACCTCGGTGCAGCATTTGAAAAAAATGCAGAAAAAATAGATAAATTCAATTCTGCTTTTGGAGAAGTTTCTTCTATGCTTTCATCTTTCGGTGTTGATGTGCCAGAAGAAATTTCTGAATCATTAAATGGAATGTCTCAAGCTTTCAGTGGTGCAGGAGAATTTGCATCATCTTATGCTACAGGTAATGTTTTGGGTATGGTTACAGGTGGAATGAAAACTATTGCCGGAATAGGCAATACCATCGGTAGCATATTCGGCATTGGCAATAAGAACAAGAAGAAAGAACGTGAAATCCAACGGCAAATAAAGAATATAGAATCACTTGGTAGGGCATACGATGAGTTAAAGGAGAAGATGGAAGCCGCTTGGAGTGCAGATGATCTTCGTACACAAACCAAAGATACAATAGCCAATTTAGACCAACAGATTGAATCATATGAAAATATGATTAACTCAGAAGAGGCAAAGAAAGATTCTGATAGAGACCGTATTGATGAATGGAATGATGCTATAAATGAACTGAAAAAGACAAGACAAGAAATTTTAGACCAACAGAAATTAGAATTAGGAGGTATAGGTGGGGAGTCAGAATATAAGGATGCCGCCTCTTCATTTGTTCAAGCATGGATGGATGCTTTCAATGAAACAGAAGATGGACTAAAAGCCCTTAATGAAAACTTTGATAGTTTTATTGAAAATCTTATCGTCAAACAAGCTACAATGAGACTTGCGCAAGGGCGTTTGAAGGAACTGTTTGAGAAAATAGATGAATCTGTTACAGAGGGGAGCGTAGGAGGGATTAACCTCACTAAAGAAGAGCTTGCAAACATCCAGGCTCTTGGAGAAAGCGCATTGAAAGGATTAAATGAAGATTTGCTTGCGCTTATGGAAACATTAGGATACAAAGGCACAAGTGTAGGGCAGAAATCTGAATTGTCGGCACTTCAACAAGGAATACAAGGTGTATCAGAAACCACAGCAGAAGCTCTTGAAGCATTACTTAATTCTATTAGGTTCTTTGTCAATCAACAGACAACTGACATAGCCGCAATCAGAGTGCTATTAGAAGCCCGCTACAGCTTAGAATCCCAATCGGGCGAATCTAACCCCATGATTGTTGAGTTGAGGGCGCAGACGAGGTATTTGGAAATCCTTTCGGACAGGATAGACCGTGTGTTTGCACCAAGTCCAAATTCCAAGGGGCCAGCCTTGCGCGTTGTAATGCAGTAGTCTTTAAACCAATTCATACAAAAAGGCACTCCGCTTGCGATAAGTAGAGTGCCTCTTCATTTGAAACGTTGGTCAATCCTCAACGTGCTCTTATGCTAATATGTGGCAATTAGTCCATAATATACGGTTCAATCTTTCCTATCTTTCCAAACATTCTGTAAATCTCCATCAGCCAGTAAAGGCAATCGGAGTTTATCTCTGCGTTCGTCAGACCAATTTCCCTGATTACGTCTATTATCTTTTCCTGCCACTGGCTTGCGTTGTTCGTTTCCAAAGTGTCACGCATGACATTGTACAAAAGTGTACCCTTGTCTTCTGTTGATAATTTTTTTGTTTCCATGAGTGAATTAGTATTAGTAATTATTAGTATTCAATTATTTAGCGTTAGTAGTCCATGTGTTTTATGAGAGCAAGTAATCTGCCCAAATTCCGATAAATTGCAAGCCTGCATAGCTCGCAAGCCAGCTTGTACGGAACAAGATACGCGAGCTAAAACGTGCATAGCTTTTACCTGAACAAACAAGGCTTGAAGCACCGTCCCAAACGAGAATCGGTGTTACCGTTTCCTCTTCACCAGCCATAAACTCAAACAGTGGTGAATATAACTTCGCACCTTTTACAATTTTCAGCTTGCCACCCTCGTTAAGCGCATCAGCAATAATACGCAACTTCATATACGCCACAACATCCTTTTCAAGATTTGAATACTTCTTCTCCCATTCCTCTACGCTTTCTTTTATTCCTACCTCACGGAGCGCATCCGCAAAGGTCTTCACACGTTCTGTAATAGGACTCTCGTCCACTATTTCGATAACTATTTTCCCATCCACTTCTTTCTGAACTGCTCTTTTCCCATAGGGAATTTTGATTGATATTTTCTTCATATTTCTTAATTTTTTATACATACCTCTTGCTGTCCGCATAAATGCGGATAACGTAAGTAATTGGTTTGTAAACTAATGGTTGACTTTATATTATGCAGCAGGCTCTAATTCTCCCTTTATCTGCTTGATGACTTTCTTCACGTCCCAATCATTTTCATATAGAGCAATAATGAAGCGTCTACCTTTCTGCGTCCATACAGTATATGTGTTGGTATGGGTATTACCTCTTTCACTTGTGAAAATATTGGTTCTCGTTTCATGCATACCCCATTTGTCGTATGGTGATTTTAAGAGCCACTGCCCCGACTGTTTGAACTGTATTCCAAGTTCTTTCAGTTTGTTGTTCAGTTTTTCTGCCGACATCCCTATCTCTTTTGAGATTTGAGTGGTTGTCATGGCATTGACGCTCAACAGATGGTTGTCGTAGTAACTGACTTTTGGTGCAGATTGTGTAAGCTCTTTCTGTTGGAGTTCGATAGTTTCCTGTTGCTGTTGGACTTCTAATGCAAGAGCTTGATTTTTCTCGTATTGGTCTGCCCATGCACGGGCGGCTTCGGCAGGATTATAAAATTTGGGAGTTGAGGTTGGAGTGATGCGCTTCCAGTAGTTAATAACTCCTCTATTTTATCATCTACCCATATAGCAAAATCAGTGGATAATTTTTGAGCGACACGGATAGCAACACGATGATGTGCCCATGTACCTTGTTCTCTTCCATCTGAATGATTCCCTTTTGTAACTTGCAGTAAATCAAGTGAACTACAATTTTGTATTTCACTCATTCGTGCTACATAATCGCTTAACTCCTTTGAGTTTACAATGTGAGAAAGATTCTTGTCAGGAAAAGGTTTTGCAAAGTCTGTAAGGCATACAAGAATATACCCATTCATTTTGCGCATTCTTACACTATTCCCATTATAAGAGAAGATTTGCCCCATGTCGGAAGGGCTTGCCGTACCTAACACAGCAACGCTATTGCTGTTTGAGTAATTTTCATTCAACTGTCGCATAATAATGAAAATTAAAAGTTAATAAATAAAGAAAGCAGAGAATTTCTCCAACTTGCGACAGTTCCATATCGGCTTTGGGGCGAATATGTACGGAGAAACCTCTGCTTATATTTTAAGCAATACTTCAATATCGGGCATAAAAAATCCCCAATCCGAATATGATAATAAAACTGTCGCACTGCAAATGTACAACAATTATATAAATCACCAAACAAAAACAGATATTTTTTTGTAGCTTGTGCGATGGTTAGAGCACGTGCCATGATTTCTTCAGGAGATTCTTCTTCGGTAGTGGCAATGTAGCCGCCTGTCTTGCGGATGGACTTTAAAATCTCCTTTACGCCTTTCTTAAATTCTTTGGCAATTGGCTTGCGGCTTTGCATGAGGACTTCGTATAAGCCATCTTCGGTTAAGAACCAAACCTCTTGATTTCCACCAAGGGTGTCAACAATGTTGGCAACCTTTTCTTCTTCATCTACTGATTGCAACATCATAGTAGTGTTATAACTACCATTACTTCGCTTTGCATAATCAATGCACTCTGCCACTTCTTTGGCAAGGAACAACGGATTTTCGGCAGTTCCGTAAACCGTGAACTTGTGCCCAAGCAACTCTGTTTCGCTTAGGACTTGAATTGAGTTTGTTAGCAAATATCACAAATTAATCAACCTTTCTCCCAAAAGTTTTGCATATCGTTTCAACCGCAATATTGTAAACTGATATGTGAAACTCATAAGCACTCTTATTATTAAAAGCGCTGTCATTACGGTGACCATATACTAAGAACTTGACAGCTTTATTATAATCAGAAGATGGAGAATTAATAGTTATAAAATGTTCTGGGGATATTTCTTCGTTCCCTTTGAATCCTAATTCTGCATCTACTACTATATTTAAAAATCTATTCATTCTACAGCCTTTGCCTATATCTATAATATTTTCATAATACACATCACATCCGTCCACAGAATCCTTCAGATAATAATATTCATATTCAGAAACATCATATCCTCCAAACATATTTTCACCACGCACTTTACATGATAAGATACACAATGTATCGTTAAGTCCGGACGTTTCAATATCTGATATTTTTAACGCATCTGGGTTTCTTGCCATTTTAAGCATTGTTTTCTCCATTTGTTTTTTGGCTTTACTTTCAAGTCCGCTACTGCACGAAACAAAGGATATAGCCAAAATCGCTAATAATAAAATCTTCTTCATAATAAATATGTTGTTTTAATCATAAATTCATTATCAAAAACACCGGCACGATTTGCGTCTATTATAGCCGAACAAATATCGACCAAAAGAGTAACTTCATATCCGTTAGCCGTTGATTGTGAGCCACCTGCATTATTCCTTTTGAATTTTATAGGTTTAGAAAGCCGCTCTGATATGCTGTTATCACCGGCACAAAGATAGCTTGAAACACCTCCATTTTACAGAAACTATTCATCCACTGACCGCTTTTGCTATTTCTGACCGTTGACCATTTTTGGCTATCGGTAAATAGTCTTCATTCCATTGTCGAGCACATAGCATGGTATTTCTAAATTACCCAGTCGCAACGGAGTTTTATCTGAGCCGTACTTAGCTACCAATATTTTATTTTCTTCCATATAGCAATCTTTGTTTAAGTTAGTAAACGGCTGCAAAATTACCACATAATCCACAATGGAGCAAAAAAAAGAGGCATGTTAGAAAGCAAAGTGCCCATTAACGCTAACTCTAAGGACCCGGATTTACGTGTAGTTATACAATAAAAATGAAGCGGTAGGATGTTCTCTTACCGCTTCATACGTATGATAAATCTGTTATTATTTACTTCCGTGGTCGTATATATCACCGAATTTAGCTTCTATGAATATAGGGTATATCACACAGTCCATTATTAGACATACGAAAGGGCGGTTATCGCCACTATATCTGAAAACAGCAAGTTCTTTAATATCCTCTGTGATTATTGCAGGAAGGGATGTTGGCTTCAACTGTTTGATTGGTATCATTTCAAAACCATACTGGTGTTTCCCGGAAACGTTTATATCTTTCCAAGTAAGACAGCACAATTTTTGCATCCTCGTTACAAAATCCTTGAACACACTATTATCACATCCTTTTAAAGATGTTTTCATATCCAAGTACTTAAAGCAGAAAAGAGGTTCTTTGCTTCTCGCATCAACCCCTTTTTCTTTTAAATTAGGCTTTACATCTTTATGCTTTAACTTAAACTTGCCACTCATTTATGCTTCAATTTGTGTTTTGAAAAACGCCATCATCTTATCACGGCTTATTACAGAGTTTATTTCCGTGGTTTTCCAAGGAGATTCTTCATGTGTCATTTTCATCAAGGCTACAGCAGAAAACTGGTTGTATTCCTCATAAACATTGTTGAAAAGTTCTTCTTCATCATCTGATAAAGATATACCTTCTTTTGAAGTTGATATAGAATTGGATTCAAACGATTTATATTCCTTATATACAGAAGGGACAACCGGTCCATATTGCCAAGCAACAATATCCTCATCAAACAATGGTGTTCCAAAATATGCCAAATGGAAACCTTGTTGGTAATACATCATCTTCTGCAATTTCAGATTTGATATAGTATCACCATGTTCCAAATCTGTTTTGGATATAATTTTATTTGCGATGTCTAATGCTTTGTATGCCATAATACTAATGAGTTATTTGTAAAAAAACAAGGGGTAAGCATACCTATTATTCAAGGATAAGCTGCAAATACAGCTTTAAGGTATGCGTAGCCATGAGCGTAATTATGATGCAAATATAGAGGCTAAAATTTGTATTGCAATGGATTTCTTATTTAATTTATACATGTTTAATAGCATACAACAAAAATCCCCGAACGCTACGAACGGGGATTACATTATCCTATTTTTAATGTTTTTACATTGATTGTCAGAAAAATCACGGTGGTTATACAAAAATAAGTGTTCTATTTTTCAGATTCATCTTGAAATTTCAATGGCTCGCAACTACCCAACCTCGCTAAATTGATACTCTTACATACCCATTCAAACAAATATGCAGACGGCTCGTCTCCGTGTTTCATTCCTATTGCGTTCTCTATTCCATCAACTACATGGCTCGCTTCATGGCAAACAAGCCCCATCCTCATATCAGTTTTATTGCGGAATATCACAAGTATGCCTACCATATTAGTGTCATTCCGTACAACTTCCGTTAATGTCAATCCGTCCCATTCTGAATTTGCCTCAAAACTTAATCTTTTGTCACTTCCGTTTTCGTGAAAATATCTATTAATGTAATCCTCATCAGAACCTATGTACACCCATAAATTTCGGGGGTATATTACAGGGTCAAACTCGTATAATAAGTTTTTCTTACTCATAGTTTCACCTCCACTTCTGCCACATACACCTTATATATTTCATGTCCCAACTCGTCATAAACCACTCTTCTCACAAAGCCGACATCCGAAACTTGAACTCCGGTTTCATTTTCAAACCCATTCAAAAGAACAGCTATCTTTTCGCCCAACTCCTGCTTCTTTTGCTTTATCTCTTCAACATTCATGTCAATTGTCAGTTTTCAAATATATATTCTTCAATTCGTCCTTTTTTAAAGATCCGTACTTTATTGCACGGTCTATACGCTTACGGGCATTACCATCCTTAGATTTTGCACTATTTTTAGAATTATCTTTAGATATAATCAGTTTAACCAACTCGTTCAAAGGGATAGGCTCTGCAACAGCTCTATCCCAAATAGAAGTGAAAAAATCTTTTGCAGGTTTTCCCATAAGTAATTTCTTTTCCGTTTCATCACCAACCTTTTCAAAATGAAGGTAAGGTTCCGAAATAATATTGAAATATGGCAGGAGCGACTTTTCATCCGGTTCACTCACCATGCGAGTTTTTAGTAGTTTTAGATAACGTCCTCCATTCCTTGTACGTCCTATGGCAAACACCCCGTCCGCAAAGTTGGAAAGAAGCTTGCTCCCTGCCATATTGGTTTTAGACAAGGGCTTCCATTCCTCAATCTTAGGCGTATGCGCTATTACCATGATACTGATTTTCAGCTCACGCTTCAATCTTGTAAGACCGTCCATAATAGCACCTGCGAACTCCGCTTCTGCTGTCTGCGTAGAAAGATAGGAAAGATTATCAAGTATCATAACCTTTGCACCTGTATCAATCAGCTTGTCTTTTATGCCGTCAATCACGTTCATGTTAAAATCTTCGCTGTCCACTTCTTCCGATATGGTGCATCGGATAAGCGACTTCGGGAAATCCGCATTGCAGTACCTTCTTGCAAGCTGCCTGTCCGATAACTCAAAGTCGAAGTACAAAACGGTTTGAGGACTTACCTCCACCTCCGTACATTCGCTTTCCCCTTTGGCTATCTCGTAGGCTATCTGCGTGGCAAGAATGGATTTACCTATTCCGCTATCGGCAAATAAGAATACAAGCTCGTTCTCCCACCAAAAATCGCCCCAAAGCCTATGAATAGGAGGCTTCTTCTTACCGCCCTCAATGACTGACTGCATATCGGAAGATCTGAACAATGGTATTTGTTCAACCATATCTCCATCATCGGGAATATCGCTACCTATTTGCTCAAACCGTTCTATGTCGGCTTGTATTTGCTCTTCTTCTATATAATTCATTGTTTTTTAAGCTCCGTTTTAGCGAATACTAAATTTTGTACTTCTTCTTCCCATATATCACCTTCGTTTCCTTCAAAGTCAAGGTAAACGGTATCATTCGGGTTTGCCCCATTGATGCTTGAAAATATTCCGACTATCTGCATGGGGATGGAAAGCCTTTCTCCCTGTGGGGAGCGGAATTTGATATGAACATAGTTGCCTATTTTTAAGTCTGTTGCTTTCATAATCTGATTTTTAAGCAAGGTGCGCCAGTATTAACCAACGCACCCGTTACTTTTTCTACACGTGGATATAGGCATGTTATTTAGCCCATTCGGACTTAGTTATACAATTCATTGACTTAAACCTGCCGGTCACTTTATTGTGACCGTATGAGTACACGTAGCAGATACCTTCTCCGGTGATATTTACAGTAGATCCACCTCCAACATACAGCTTGCACACATCCCCTTTTGAAACATGGAACTCAACCTTTGAAGCAAGCACCGTAGTAAGCGTGCAATCCTGCTCTATTTGCCCGTTAAAGTCCACATACAGGCACGAAGTATATCCATCCTTGCTCCGCTTCCATTTGCCATTAATATAGTCAGAAAACGTTCGTTCCATATACTGAATATCCATACCGAATCCAAAGCTATGAGCATCTGTCAACAGCTCCACACCGTTTGAATCCAAAGCTATATCCATTAACGCTTCCTTACTTGTAGCTACGTCCCATTTATTCTTATATCCAGTGCAAAGACCGAGCATCATGACATTACGTTTAAAAGAAAGTAAATCATTCATAAAATTGGGAATTTTTTTAGTTCAACTTCTATAAGCTCTTTTATCATCATTACGGCATTGTCCGAATCAGGAATGCTCTTATAAGTCTTTACGGACCGTATAATGTTCCTGCTGCTAATTTTTGAGTGTTTGGCAATATTACCGTATGAGATTCCGAACCTGTTATGCAATACGGCAAAAACTGCACCTCTCGCAATCCTCCCTGTAAGAATAATGTTTGTCCTTCCTTCATAGATAGTTGAAGGATATACAGGGTCCTGATTGCAGAATACTTTATTTACGCAATCACACACGATACGCTCAACTTTTCTTATAACGCCCGATTTTAAAGAATCCTTTTCTTCTGACATACTTTTCTAGTATTTTCTTTTGGTCTTCATTAAGTATTTCTCCGCATATATACATGTTTCCAATAACAGCCTTCTTAAAGTCTGTCACCTTATTACCTATGCTTAGTCCAAGTCCACAATCAATACCTTTATATACAGCAGGAATAAGCACATGAGTATTTATCTTTCCTTTTACGGGTATTGCATTAATTTCAAACTTGACTTGTCCATGTCTTATCCGTATGCCTCCAGTTTCCCAGTCAGGCAAGAATATACCCTTAGTAACTTCCCCGGTTTCCTTGTCCTTGAAAGATACCCACTTCGCACCCGGATGATTACCTATATTGATATAGATACGGTAAGTATTATCAGGATTATACCTGTCTTTCCTCGGTTTCAACACTTCCATCGAATACCTCCTTAGCCTCTTCTGCCATGATAACCTTCTGCTCAAATTCAGCATTCGCCTTCAAATCTTCTTCAGGTGGCGTAGTGTTCATTGCTTTATTCAAATCTTTCATCTGACCTTCCATCCACTTCATATAATTTTCGGCTTCTTTCTGCGCTTCATTAATATCTGTGAACACAGCCATAGGCTTGATAAGGTTCGCTTCGGTAAGCACCTTCATACCGTCCAAGAACTCCTTGTTGGTGGAAGTAGTTTTCCCGAACATTTCATTCTCTTTGTCTTTGATGGATTTCTTGAAGTCCACCATATACTTCAACCACGCATAGAGAGATGTTTCATGTGCCACACCGTCCAATCCCACAGCGTACGGGGTAGTGAACACCCGGAATCCTGTGTAGTTCTTAAAACAGGCATATCCTTTCGTGATTATAATCTCAAACGAGCCGAAGTTTTCTCTCTCCAACACATCACTTTCTTTGATGATGAACTCAAATCCTTGTTGTTTGTTTCCTTTTACCATAATATATCTATTATTGTTTTCTAATTCTTTAAATTACTACATTTTCTTATCGCTCATAATCTCACTTCCAATTCTTCACCAGTTAAGGCATAATAGATGTTTTGTAATTGATGTAGATGTTCTATCTTCCTAACAACCTTATTGGAACACATTACTCCATAAAAATCATTATGACAATTATGTAATATCCAAAAATCTTCTATTGCAAATAGTCGTTGTTCTTTTATGCAATACTCATAACATTCAATGTTAAAACCACACTTTAAAAGCAATTCTTCCGTAAGTGGAACAGGCTCTGCGTAATCCAAACTGCATTTAAAACCATTTTCCATCCGTATAGCATATCCGCCATTAAAAGTTTTGTATTCGTGTATTGAGTGGACAATATGTGTTTTGGATTCATATTTCACATACAATACATTACCTACCCTCAATTCTTTAACATCTATCATAGACTATCATAATTTGTGCTTACATACTTCCGTATTTGAATGAAGCAAAACAATCATTTTCATCATCAACGAAAAAACCAAGTTCATCAAGTGTTTTCTTGTCCTCATCAGGAACAACACTTGGGTCAATATCAACGTAAAGAATATCATGCTCACAAGAAGTTGGGTATTGCTTATTACCGTACTTCAAAAATATCAGCAACGCCTTAATTAAATCTTCCATATCTATTCTTCTTTTTTAGTTTTTCTACCTTTCTTCGGTCTGAACGCTGTCTTAGCGTCCTCGACCTCGATAACACACTCTCCTTCGTCCTCAATTGTCGCCAACGCCTCATTCTCCTTCAACACTTCCTCAACAACCGGATTAGCCGCTTCCTCCGCTTCTTCCACAACAGACTTCCCGAATCTAGGCTTCTCCTGGTTCATGTTCAGCTTCTGCATATCCATGGCGTACTGCAACTGGTACACCTTGAACTTCTCATCGTCCGAATCAATGATGTCGTCCGCTGCATCAGCATAGTGCATGGCGATAGTTCGTCTGTTTGCTTTCATAGCCATTCCCAACGCCTCTTCATCCACGTACATATACGGATGGATGGAGATAAGACCATCAATGGGAGAAAGCCGCCCGAATGTCTTCTTGTACTGGATAAGTCCGTCAGCCCTTTGTTCAACAATGGCATAGGCATTCATAAGGTTTTTCTTCTTGATAAGGGCGATAGCCAATATCCAAGTAAGCCCCAGTTCGGGATTGAACTTCTTGGGCAAATCCTTGCACTTCGCAAAGGATAATGCTTCCGATAAGGTTTCTGTTTCTAAAAACATAGCAATATAGAATTTAATTGTTATTCGTTAGGAAAAGTTTCGTCATATCCGAAGGAATGCCCATATACGTTCTTGAACGTAAATGTCACTTCCTTGTATTTCTGTCCGTAAAGAGTGTCGCTTTTAGGTTCTGTGGCTCCTGAAAGGTACATAAGGACCTTTCTCTTCCTCGCTGTATCACGGTAGGCAATCTTAGAACCGGTAATGAAAGTCATAAAGTCATGGTAAGACTTATCATCCTTGGTATCATCCTCCAAGAATATCAATGTCAGTTTTATAGTTGTCTGCTTGTGTGCCGGTGTGCTGGAAATATACACCTCCGCCTTGCTTGTCTCAGCAAAATCCTCTGCATACATATTTGTAGGCTCTCCATACGAATTAAGACCTGTACATTCTTTATACCTTAAACCTGGGAAATCTATTTCCAAGTCTTTCCAACTGGCACCAAGCTCGCCATAATGCATCATATAAAACTTGTATTCATTCATGTTGTTCTATTATAATACACGCAAATATAATAATTTAAATTTATATATTAAAGCTTTACTTTAATATTTATCACTGTGATATATTTAAATCCGCTTTAATATTGAGCTTTTAATCTTAAAAGTAAAAGAATACTTGAAATATACCTTGCATTGCATAGTACTACCTCATTGCATATTAGACATACCCTATATAAATAAAGGAAAAATGTCTAATCCAAAACCCATAAAAAAGAAAGTAACATAAAGAAAAAAGTGAGCGACAGCGAACACCGCTCTCCCTTTTATTATGAATATAATGAAAGGGGCTCATACACACACTGCATAGAGAAGCATCAACGTAAAACAATAACTCGTATAAGATAATAATATTATATTACAGCTTGTGCATCTTGATTTAGATAAAATATTCGAACAATCAGAAAGAGAGAAAAAATCAGAAAAAAATGAGAGAGAGGACGGATGTTTACGGTTGCACCGGTATAGGGGGGGGAGGGGTATAGCGTTCATAGTTGGGCTGCTGTGTATTGTATTGCAACGGTTTGCGACGCTCGTTTGCTTCGTTGCATATGGCTTTAATATGCGCGATATAGGCAAATAAAGGTAAACGCGCTACATTGTGAAGGTGAAAATATAACGCCATATAAAAGCGTTATATTGGCTTATAAACGTATGCTATGAAGCATGTATTTATTTATAATTACTTACAAAATATCATGCGTTTTATTTGGTATTTTGATAAAAAAGCGTTATCTTCGCAATGTGAAAGGGAAAGGATAACGTAATAAAGTCCTATTCTTCCACAGGGGCAAATATTAACGCCCAAAAGCGCGTTATTAAATGTTGAGATAAAAAGAGAGCCTTAATACTGGTATTATTAAGACTCTCATAAGTTGGGAATACTTAAAGTAGTACTCTCCCGGAACGGAGGCAAAAATACTTCTTTAACTTCTCACTTGCAAATATTCTCCCATTTAATTTTTGATTTGTTGATTCGGTTATAAAAAAAGGTGTAACAGTTGGAAGCCTGCTACACCTGGATAGGTGGAATAATCCACCGGAAGCGGCTAACTTTCATTAGCCTATAAACCGTTCGTTTATGGAAATAAAAGTCTGTATTCGTGTTTGGTTCTTTAAACCTTTGATTATAATGATCAAGTTTTAAAGTTCTCAAACGGTGGGTAATGTAAGGCGTTACCCGCCAACGGTTTTTAATTCCATGGCGCAAATATAGCCGTAATTCTTCAATAATCAAAATCACGCTGTAATGAATTGAATTATTAACATTAAACATTATAGCATTATGAAAGCAATGAGTTTTTATACCGCAAATGGTTGGGCCGGTTCAAATTATGACAGCAAATTAAGTACAAAGGAAATCGCTGCAAAGGTTAGATCCTATGCAAAGAAGAATTTTCCGGAATTTAAATTCTCTGTCCGCTCTGAGTGGAGCATATGCGCGGATTCAATGGCGGTTGAATTAAAATCCGGTCCTTGTGTTCCTTTCATTGAAGGATCAAGAAGCGCGGAACGTGGTTATATGTCCACAATGTCCAACGTGAAGGCATGGAAAGACGAGTTAACCCCGGAAGTATTCGCAGCGTTAAATTCTGTATCAAATTACGCTAGTTCTTTCCGTTATGATGATTCGGACGGCATGCAAGACTATTTTGATACTAATTTTTATTTGAGTATAAAAATAAGCGATGAATATAAGGTTATAGAACCGAAGGCAAAGAAAAGCAGCGTTAAGCCTGAAAAGGTTGAGGAAGCTAAAGAAGTGGAAGCCGTGACGGTTGAAGGCCTGGAAATCGTGGACTATTCCGAAAAGGCTATCGCGGTGTTTGGCGATACAAAAGCGATCAAAGAGCAATTAAAGGAATTGGGTGGACGCTTTAACCCGTCTTTAAATTATAACGGTGAAAAGCGTGCCGGATGGATATTCAGCAAGAAGCAAGCGGACAAGGTGAAAGAATTGATAGCGCCTACAGAGTTGCCGGCGCTTCCTGAAATAGAAACATCTAATGATAATATTATAGAATGGAAAGAAATTCCTGGATGTGGTTACGAAGGCATAGAACTAGAATATATTGGAGAGGGTAAGGAATACGGATGTATAGGGCGTTGCGACAATGGTACATACTGGGGGGCATTCGGAGGCGTGCAGGGTTCTACTAGTGGATTAGCTCCAGTTCGGAAAGTGTTTGATAATGAAACGGATTTATTAAACTGGATGAAATCTAATGGATTTGTTTATGAAAAGAAATGCACTTTACGCGATTCTGTGATATTAGAAGAACCTCAAGGGAATGACACCCCATTAATTATTGATGATTATGCAAAATATGATTCGTTCGATTATCCGACAATACCCGAAGAACTGGACGGGTTTAGACTGGGGGAGGTTGTTTATGACCAATGTGGGGAAATAGGTGTTATATTGGCTTTTAATGAAAAAAACGGTACTGCCCGTGTAAATTCAAACGGTTGCTGCGATGTCGGAAAATTAAAAAAATGTCCTAAAGAAATAGCGGAAAGAGAAGTTAAGCACATGGATATAATTAGTTGAATATGGTTTTGTTGGTTTTGTTATTCGGTGCCGTGATATTCATTTCCGGCACCGACAGGGATAAGCTACGCGAATTTATAAACAAAAGTGATGAATCAGATAAATTTTAAAGATATGAAAGAATATAAGTTAACAGTAGAGTTTCACAGTGGGGCGCGGTATTGCTATTACGGTAATACGAAGAAAGAAGCGTTAGCAGCGTTTAAAAAATCGTTTGGCAGCTTTAAAGGCTTTGTAAAAAAAGAGTGGACGATAGAACAAGATTAACCAATGTGGGGAGGCGGAGCGACACCGCCACCGGGAACTATTTATTAACTTAAAACAAAAGATTATGAGAACAAAAACCCCCGAACAATTACACAACCAATGGAAGCATATAAGCGGCTATGTAAGGCAGCGCGGCAAATTCATGGAGTACTTTCATGCATACGTGCTATAGTAACCGTATGGCAAAGTATTTGGGTTCATCGACTTATTGGCACATGAATACAGGCTACCAATATACAGAGCAAAACAACGTCCCCGTACCTGTTAGTATATATACAGAATAAATTAAGGATATATTGCCACAATTAGCATAGATACATTGTTGGGGCTTTTGCCAACATATCATCTTATGACACCCCGGCAGTAATACGGCTGCCGGGATTGTGGAAAAAGGATATTAAAAACGAATCAATAACAATTATAAAGATATGAACAGATTAAAAAACGCCATTGAGTCAGGGAAATTCGCATGGGAAAAGTATCTGAACGGCAAGACATGGAACGGCATAATGCTGCGTACACAACCATTATTTTGCTGTTACGGGCAAATAGGTTATCAAGTGTTTGTGTACGACCGTGAACGCCATGCAGCCACATTCACATACGATTGGGAGAGACAGCAAATCATATTTTCTAATAACTAAAACAAGGAGGAATGGAGTATGTTTTTTATATGCGTTATCGTGTGGCTCGTAGTGGGTTGCATGAAGGAAATGACAGGAAATAACGGTTTTTAAACCGAATTATCCGCCAAAGGTTGAAAGCCTTGCAAGTGGTGCAAGTTCCACGGGCGGAACTATTTACTAACTTAAAAACAAAAAGATTATGGAAAAGAATTATTTCATTCAGATTAACGAAAAAGGACGTAGTATAATGCTTCAACCATGCAACGCATTCGAAGCTATAAGGTTGCTAAACTTCTACAGCGATGGGATAAACCTGCTTAAAGAAACACAAGAAGTTACAAGCGTAGAACTGTATAAGATTGGCGAATCATTGCCGAAACGAATTTTAATCTAAGGAGGGCTAATTTATGGGAAAGATATATGCTTATCACCGCTTTTCAACGGACGAACAAGACGCGCAAAGCCAGAGAAATATAATAGCAAAGTATGCCGAATCAAAAGGGCTGCAAATTGATGAGATTATTTCCGATGAAGGGATAAGCGGAAGCGTTTCATACAAAAAAAGAAACCTATCCGAATTGTTGTCAAAGACGAATAAAGGAGATACTATTATTGTGTCGGAAGTTTCACGCCTTACAAGAGGTGGAATTATCGAACTTAGCGATATGATAGCCGAATTTTTCGCCCCAAAGGGTTTGCGGTTAATTATATCAAATGTAAATCTTGATATTGATTGCTCGGACATGAATCCGCTTATAGAACTGCAATTATCCATGATGGCAACTTTTGCCAAGATAGAACGGCTTAATATAAAGAACCGTACTAAAGCTGCATTAGAAGCAAGAAAGAAAAAGATAGAGCAAGAAGGCGGCTTTTACTCTAAATCGGGCAACTGGTGTACCTCTTTGGGGGGCACAACAACCGGACAGGCGAAAGGCGGTAAGGTAAATGGCGAAAAAAGAAGAAAGGAAGCGATGAACGATGAAAAGAACAATATGATAGCCGCCATGTTGGAGGGGTGCAATACTCCGCAAGATATTGACAAGGTAGTTGAACGATTGAACGCAAGAGGCATTCGCACACATAGTGGCTTAGAATTTACCCGAAATCGCTTAACCGCGCTCAGAACGAAAATAAACAGGCGTGCGGAATACGCACAAAGCGTATTATCTGAATGAATGTTTAAAAACATGCCTTCTTTATTAATGTAATATTTTGCATTATCAAGATAAACATTTATATTTGCAGTATCAAAATAACACAATAGAACCGGCGGCAACGGATAAGCGGCATTAAGATTATGAACTCATACAATATCTACGAAGAGAATCATTATGAAACTGTACTTTATCACGCAATTGCGCGTGACGAAGATCATGTAAGAGAGCTGGCAGAAGAAGCGGGTATTAATCTTGAAGGGTTGACCATCGACTTGGAGCGTTCTAACGTTAAGGACCAGATGGGAAGGCCATACAGCGCAATGATTGAAGATGCAGTTGTAAGATGATGAATGAGAGAGAACGAATCGGTAAGCGTATTGCCGAGCTCAGAAAGCAAAAGGGATTGTCCCAAGCGAGATTGGCAGAGCTGGTCAGTATAAACCAGGGTCACATAGCACGAATAGAACTTGGTAAATATAGTACAGGTATAGATATCCTTGCAAAGATAGGGTATGCACTAGGTTGCAGGATTGATTTTATAGAAAACTAAAAAAATGAAAACATTAGAAGAACTCAGAGACTTTATCAATCGAGAAATAAACTTTGTATCTTTGGATATAATTTTTAAAGTAGTTGATTTAGTCATAGCTGAAAACGGATGGACCGATGAACGTCCCAGTTCTCAATACGGTATATGCAATGATGGTGTACGTATCCTTTTCTTTGATTTGGAAATGGTTGCTGTAATCAATGCCATTGACGACTCAGTTTAAAACAAACAGTTTCAGCAAGTAGGGCTGTATAACTCTTGCTGAAACTGTTCTTCCAATTCAGGTGTTAAAGTCTAATCTTACTTTCTAGCAAATCAAATCCTTTTTCCACTTCGGAATTAAGAACTTTCGCATAAACTTGTGTAGTGCGAATGTTTGTGTGTCCAAGCATTTTGGCAACAATTTCAATAGGCACACCATTGTTCAGGGCAAAAACGGCAAAAGTATGTCGTCCCATGTGTGTGGTTATATTCTTATCAATACCTGCGTATTGAGCGACCACCTTTAATGAGACATTATATTTTTGATTGGATATGATAGGTAGCTTATAGTCATACTTCTTCAATATTTCGATTGCCGGAGTAAGAAGCACTATTTTATAATCCTCATTGGTCTTTTTTCTTCTGTCGGATACAATATATTTCCCATTCCTTTCCTCGACATCCTTTTCGAAATTGAATTTCTCAAAATCAGCATACGCAAGTCCAGTGTAGCATTGAAAAAGAAATAAATCACGTATCCGGTCTATTGATGGCATATTAATTTTACAAGTACGGATCATTTTTAGTTCTTCTTCTGTAAGATACTTCCGCTTCTCAAATCTTCCGCGTTCAAAATGCAAACCAACATAAGGGTCTTCATTCCATAAACCGAACTTCATTGCCTCATGCAAATAACGCTTTAAGCGTTTATGATAGTTATAGATTGTAGGTTGAGAAATCTCCTGTTGATGCAGGAATTCATCGTAAAGCGTTATATTCGCTTTTGTCAGGTCATCCATGTAATTTAGCTTTCCGAACTTTTCTAACGATTGTAGCAAAGTTCTATGCTGTTTTCGCGTGCTTTCCTCAATGTCTGTCCTATCCTCTATTCTTGTGCGAACAAAATCAATAAACGAATCCGAATGATTGGATTTCTCCAAGAACGCGTTAAGTTTTTCAAAGTCGAATTGCTGGTCATTTCTAAACAAATCAAGAATAAAATCATTTAATTTGCTCATCATACCATCAAGCATCGCATTTAACTGGATTGAGTGTACGGAATTAACTACCTTCTTTTTTTCATTCCATTGGTCAGCGTATAGTTTCACTGATGTCCCAATCCATTTCCGTTTACCTTCTGATGTCACTTCAATCTGAACCAGACCTTTTTTGTTTCTTGTGGCGACATGCTTTCTGTCGAACACAAACCTCATTGTTGGATACTTCAT